TCCTTCTCAATATATCTACTAAGGGCTGCCCATCCCTGAGCAAGTGAACTACTTGCAGCCATCTGGGAGTCCTTAACCTTTCCCTTTAAATCCTTCCAATGATTACCAAAGCAGCATTAAGAGCTGAGATAGCAGCTCTAAAAGCAGAGAATGAGCTAGTAAGGCAGCAATGTCTAAAGCTTGAGGAAGATAGAACACTAACTGAGCAACAACTGCTCACTGCTCATCAGTATCTAAGAGACATTAAACAGCGTTGGTCTATCCATCAAAGAGAGTTCAATCAAGCAGTGATTGACGTTAGATCTGCAGGAGTTCAATCAAGAGAAGTAGTTCAACCTTTATTCTCTAAGGTTTACAGCAAACTTTCACTAGCAACAGGATTCACAAAATGATTAAATCAATCTGGCTCTACCTTGAGCGTTGGTTCCCTCAGCTCATCATTAAAAGAGCTTTAACCTTTTCAAGCTGTCTTGAAGAAGATACAGGCTTTAGTCTCAAAGTTGTAGAAGGTGAGGAAGGCTTAATGTTCTTTCTCATTGATCCTTATGGTGACGGTGACAACGAAGACTCAAACTATTGGTCAAACTTAGATGATTGCATCTTTGACTTATCAGATTTCGAAAGATCTAATTGTTTGGAGCATTTACCATTATGACAAAGTACAACTCAAGCCCTGAAGATCTACACTTTAGGGCCATTGAAAACAACTACTACAAAGAGCTGGATGACTGGCATTCTTACGAGATAGCCCTTGAACAATTTGCAAGAGGTGAACTAAGTGAGAAACCTGAGCAACCCTTCTTAGTAATGGTATGAACTCTTACTATCATCTTTCCAAGACCTCAGCAAATAAAAAGCTGGGGTCTTTTGTTGCTGCTAGTACTTCTTCTAAGGATACTTGCCCAACATTATGCCCTTTTAAAATAGATGGCTCTTGTTATGCCGCTAAGGGCCCTCAAAGCTGGCACTGGGCCAAGGTATCAAGAGGGGAGCGTGGGTCTAACTGGTGGGACTTCTGCCAGTCAGTGCTCAAGCTCAAGCCTAAGCAGTTATTCAGGCTCAATGTTTCGGGAGATATCCCAACAAATCAAGATGGCTTGATTGATAGGGTTAAACTCTCGACTCTTGTTACTTCTTGTGAGCTTCAAGAGCTGAAAGGGTGGACCTATACTCATACTTATTTGAATGATGATGAAAACCTAAACATCATCAAAGAGAATGAGTCAAAGCATCTAACTATTAATCTATCTTGTGAGGATAGATATAAGGCCGCTGAATACCAGCAACAAGGCTTTAATGTCTCCGTAGTAGATGATGAGTTATTTGATCTCTTACAGCGTGGCTATGAGGTCAAAGAAGGGCCAACAAAGTTCACTGCTTGCCCTCAACAATATATCGATGGCGTGACCTGTTCAAGCTGTCGCAAATGCATTAAGAGCAGTGAGGACCGTGAAGTAATAGTGTTTAAGAAGCATTAAATATGAACACTGTTTGGTATTTAATTGTTTTCTTCTCACCTTTAATTATCTCTATCCTTCTTCAACACAACGCCTCTTCTAATTGAAGAGGTATTTTTTTTTTATTAGTGTGGATTATATAACCTAATCAAAAGATAAATACTAATAATTAGGATCAATAATAATGTGAAAATGATAACCATTTCTATTCTTATCCTTATTGATAATGAGAATCAATAGTATAAATACCTATGACAATTCTTTAACTGTCTATAGTTCATTTGTACTATCACGAAGCAGGGCAGGTGGGAAGCCGAATAAGTGGGGCCACGGGTCATGAGTTTGCCACGGGGTGGTATATCCTAAAGTAATATAAGGATTACTCAACCAGTATGGCAGTTGTAACAGCTAGAGATAAGTTCTATGCACCACTTAAAGAAGTGGCACGGCAGTATTTACCTATGCTCATGGCACGGCTAAAGATCCTTGAAGAACGTTCACTCAAGGCGATGGACTACCTGGATGATGAAGCTGATACAGAGCATGAGGTGGTGTGGTTTCCTGATGATACTGAAAGGATAGCTTCCATTGCCGAAGCACAGACAGACCTGCACAAAGCAGTATTAGAGGCAGGAACAACACAGGCCTTGGTTGGTGCATTTATAGATCTATTACAAGAGGACTACGGAAGAATTAAAGATAGCAGGTGTTTCTTTATAGGACCTGATGGACACTACATACCACTGTATGAAGGACAAACACCTGACCATTAAAACCACAAAAGCTCCTGATTAAAGGAGCTTAAGCGGTATGTAAGGTGGGATTACAGGTTTACTTGTAGTAAACAACACCACGATAGACGAGTTTAGTCATTGGAGCCTCTTAACTACCTAACGCCCGTTCCATCGTTAGGTTGCCTGCGTCCTATAGAAGGATGAACGTACGCAGAGGCTATCAGATCTGGTAGTCGTTGCTGCTAACAGTCTAACACTTTGTTAACTGTCTTAGAAGATACCTGGTATCACTTGACCAGTGAATACATAAGCACCTAAAGCAGCTACGAATCCCATCATAGCTAGGCGACCATTGAGTTCCTCTGCAATGTGCATTGGATCTCCCTCGTGATTGTGATTTTCCATGACTTCAATAGCAGGTTCGTTGGCAAAGATGTTTTGTTTACCGTATTCGGTTATGGTTGACATTAGAATTTAAACTTAGCTCCAACCTTAGTTGAATAGCTGTTGTCTACATCCTCTGCTGTTTGAAGAGCTATCTCTCCATAGATATCTAGCTTGCTAGTAGCAGCGACTGAACCGCCAAGCTTACCTGATACATTAGTGTCATTATCACCAGCTCCATCAGTAGCTGAGATGGTTGGTCCTCCTTGGATGTAGTAAGTTGCAGTGTCGTTGCCTCCTTCATAGCCAATATGTAGGTCCGTATTTGTAGATGTGTAATCTGATCCAGTGAAACTTGAGTTAGCTTCAGTGTTTAAGTAAAAGTTACCAGCAAGGGCAGGAGCTGTGCCTACACCTAGCAGGGCAGCTAGAGCGATTGCGAACTTCATAGTATGTAATAAAACAATAATCTAAGTATACCTGCTCATCCCCAATTGATTGTTCTCTTACGTTCGGTTGTCACCAATTGGGGTTGCTTCTCCTCTCTTTCCTCTTCCTTTTCCTTCTCTACCTTAAGTACCTTAACGTCCTTAACATCCTTAAGCTTGTGATACTGCATTTAAGTACTACTTTTAAAACCATACTTTAAACGGTAAAAGGCCTTTCTAAATAGACAACTTAGAAAGTGTCACATAAGGACTAGATTTAAGTTCGTCTTCCTCCTTACTCTTTGGAAGTCCTTTCAACTATCACGCCTTATACACATGGCATCAACAAAGATTAAAATCAGAGGAACCTTAACTGGATGGATACCTTCATTCCATGAAGAACCTACTTGGAAGGGAGATCCCTCTGACTTCAGATTAAAAGTAAAGATACAAGGTAAAGCTGCCACTGCTTTAGAGGATGACTTAGCTACTAACTACCAGTCTCTATGTGATTGGTATACAGAGAAGAGTGGTAAGAGGTCCTACTTCGGAGAGCCTTGGGAAACAGATGGAGACAGTATCATTGTTCGTCTCTGTGCCAAGCCTAAGTATGAGGAATTCCCTTTCCCTGTAGTAGATGGGGACCTAGAACCATTAGATGAGTCTCTTGAATTAAGAGAAGGGTCAGAGGTTTTAATTAGCTGTGAGCTTAAGAGCTATTCACCTAAGAGTCCTAAGGGTGGCATGAGGATAAGACCTCGTGCTATTCAGATCCTTAGTGCTGTCACTGCTGAGGCAGTAGACAAAGGTGACCTTGATTTAGAGAGTGAGTTTGGTACAACTGAGGGCTTTAAGCAATCAAAACCAAACGTCAAGAAGAAAGCTGCTACTGTAATTAGCGAAGACGAAGACTTCTAAATTATGGCCCGACGGTTTCACAAGTATGGACGACGTACTAGAGATG